TCTGGAGACGGTCATGGGCAAGGACTATGACTATATCTACGCAGACTGCCCGGTAATGGATGTGTCGGACGTAGTGATGCGGATTCCGAATCACGAGACTAAATCGTTGGAGTCCTACGTGTCCGAACTGTTCCGGCTTGATAACCCCAAGCCCAAGATCATCATGTTGGACGAGATCAGCAAGGCCAATAAACTTCTGCAAGTCATCTTTACTAGGCTGATGCTTGAGCGCACGGTCGGCGATGTGAAATTGCCTGCTGGGTCTATCGTGTTCGCAACGGGTAATAATTCATCTGATGGTGTCGGAGATACCCTATCGGCGCACGTGCTGAACCGCCTGTGTGTGATCAATGTACGCAAGCCCGATGCCAAGCGGTGGGGTGTGTGGGCGACGGATAATAGTATTTCCCGCATTGTCCGTGCTTGGGTGGCGATGAACCCGTCGTGTCTTGCGTCTTATCTTGACGGTGGGCAGGAGCAGAATCCGTTTATATTCGACCCGGCCAAGCCGCTGTCATCGTTCGTCACGCCCCGATCATTGGTCGGTGCTAGTGAGGTGGCTAATAACGCCAACAAACTAGGCCAGTACGTGACACAGGCGGCCATGGCAGGTCTTTGTGGCGGGGCGTTTGCCGAATCTATCGCAGCGTTCATGTCCATGGAGAAGGAATGGGTCAAGGTGCAGGACATTCTGGCTGATCCCGAGAACATTCAGATTCCAGAGCGTCCGGCGGTGCTGTTCCATGCCATGTTCAGTGCAGTGGATGTGATTGAGACGCAGGACGAACTGACCGCGTTTATGAAGTTTGTTGCGCGTATCAAGTCTGAAGAGGTTCAGAATTGTTTTTACTCCATGGCGTTTGAATCCAAGCGCACGGCACGACTGGCGCGTAACAACAACGAGATGCGTCAGTGGGGCATGAAGAACATTGAACTTCTGGTCTGATGGGTGGTCTAACTAGTAAGAGGTAACAGTATGAACGCAGTAATGCGCGAAGTGGATTTTGAAACACGGCTGAAGAAGGCCAACGTCAAGTTGATCCGTCATCCAGAGACTTGTCTGTATGGTGGTGTGATCTTGATGGGTGAGACTTCTGTTGTGGACAACCCTGCCGACTGTCCTACGGCTTACACCGATGGGCTGAACAAACGGTATGGTCGAGCCTTCATGGAGAAACTCACTGACGAAGAGATCCGTGCGATTGTCTTGCATGAGACTTTACATGTGATGCTCAAGCATATTCCCCGTCACAAGGATCTGATGAAGGAGAACGGCAGACTTGCCAACATTGCCATGGACTACGTGGTGAATGACATCATCATGAACATCCAAGACAAGACTCTGTGCAAGTTGCCCAAGGATTGTTTCTACGACCCTATGTTCCACGAGTGGTCTGTCCGTAGGGTGTACGAGTATCTGAAGAAGGAGCAGGAGCAAGGCAAGGGTGGTGGTCGCCCCCAAGAATCGTTCGATGAACATGGAGAAGATCTTGTCCAAGGCATGGAGCCGGGCGATCTGGAGAAGATTACGCAGAAGGTTGATGAAGCAATCCATCAAGGCGGGACATTGGCAGGACGATTCGGTGCCAAGATTCCGCGTGTCATTAAAGATCTGATGCAGCCCGATATTGATTGGCGCGAGGTATTACAAGACTTTTGGAATTCCCATGTACGTGGGGCCGATGAGTATACATGGCGTAAGTTTAATAAACGGCGCGTGGCTGATGATATCTATTTGCCAAGTGCGATCAACGAGACTATTGGTGAAGTTATATTGGCAGTAGATACATCCGGCTCCATCGACAATACCGACATTGCCAAGGTCGCATCACGCATCCAAGAACTGTGCGATACCTTGCCGCCCGAGCGTGTTCGTGTGTTGTGGTGGGACACCGAGGTGCATGGTGAGCAGGTCTTTGAGGGTAACTACTCAGAGATCGGACGTATGCTCAAGCCCATAGGTGGTGGCGGTACCCGTGCTGGATGTGTGAGTGAGTACATCGCTAAGAATAGTCTTAACGCAGACTGCATGGTGGTGTTCACCGACGGGTACGTGGAAGATCCCGTGATATGGAATACAAACATCCCGGCTATCTGGATCGTCAAGGAAGGTGGGCGCGAAGACTTTATGCCGCCAAGTGGGGGCAAGCGCGTGGTGATGAAAGCCTAAGCGTATCATTTGATACGGTGTTTTTGATTTACCAACAAGAGGTGATTGATCATGGCTAGAACCAGTAAGATTAAGTTTAACATCGAAGATCTTTTCATCGAAGGGCAGCACGACGCTGCTACCAAGCAAAAGATCATTACGTGTAGTCTGTTTCCGATTGCCGCTACGATGTACAACACAGCAGAGAAGCAGTTGCGTATAGGTACCGTAACTTTTAATGGTGACGGGTCGGTGGGTGCTTTGAACCTTGTCTCACCGCTTGGCATGAATATCGCAAGACTGACCGCAGCAGGCCAGCAGATTACGGCATACGTACCTTGGAACAACCTTGACCGTAATCCTAGCAAGGTTTTGCTGTCATCAATCAATCCCAAGTACGTGCAAGCCAAACTTAGACAAGGCTCATCGCATCCTAACTTTGGACTGTTTGAGTCTGCCGTAAGAAACGCACAGGATAAAATTAACTACTTGGTACGAGAGTTCGCCGATGACTTTATAGACAAGTTGAATGGTCGCAGGGTTAGTGGACGGCCAGAGATTAGTTTGCTTGATTCTGAGTTGACTACGCTGTTGGTTAGGGCGTACATGGGGGATATCTCGCTTATAGATATACCGTCTCAATGTAAGATGAGACTTGACTCTGTGATAAGGGACTACCAAGAGAGCACAAATAAGTTCAAAGACTCTATCAAGAAGAGTTATGACTTCTTTGACGGTAACAAGTGGGTCTATATCACGGACATCAATGACGGTGTGATACTGGGCGCGATCAGCCCCGAGCCTGTGCGTGCAGCACTGGACAAGTATGTTACGGAGGGGCGTCTGCCTTACACACGCGCTCACAGTCAGAATCCGTATCAGTACATCAAGCCAGAGGTAGAATTTAAATGGTACAAGTCGTTTGATTGTATTCCTGAACCGTTAAAGGGTGGGTTGGAATACTCTATTGCCATGCTCAAGGCGCATCGAGCGACGGACGATGACATTTTTTCTGAACACGGCGATCATTTCTGGCCGGAGATGGGGGCAGCGCGTTCGTGGTCTAACCACCACTCTGCCAAGGTATTGCTGCTCCCGATGTGAGGTAATTATGTATGAGTCTATTAGACGTTAGTGCCTCACTGTATCCCATCAAAGACGGGTACTTGGAGAATCATCATGCGGTGTGGATGCACCGAGTGAGTTACTACGAGTTTGTTATATACGTGGGTAAAGATTACATAAGACGATTTACGCTAGACACTTTGCCCGAACTGATTAAAGAGAAACTTGTATTAATCCATTCCGTCGAGAACAACAGTCTTCAAGAGCCGCAGATGTGTCCCGATGTTTTACGTGAAGTCGGCTGGCTTGTCGGTAATTCCATGTACCAAATTATTTTATCTGATGAATATTTGAAGGAACTATCTGGAGGATCGGAACTTGACACCGGAAGGAAGAGTCAAAAAGAAAGTGAAGGAGGTGCTGAATGACCTTGGCGCTTACTACACGATGCCCATGGGAACTGGCTTCTCTTCTTCTGGGGCGCCGGATTTTATTATTTGTATCGCCGGGTTGTTTTATGGTATAGAATGTAAGGCGAACGGTGGTAAGCCCACCGCGCTTCAGTTGAAGCATCACGACGACATTCGCAAAGCGGGTGGAGTCGCATTAGTAGTCGATGAAACAAACGTAGTAAATCTACGCAAGGAGTTATTAAGTTATGTCGAAGAAAGCAAAAATCTTGTCCCTTCTGAAGTCGGGCAAGTCGATCAACACGGTCGCAAAGTTGGTAAAGGTAAAGCCGCAGTACGTGTATTACGTGCGGTGGATTGATAAAAACAAGAAGCCGTCAAAGATTGTAAAGGCGGTAAAAGAAACGAAGGCCGAATTAAAGTCGTTGCCCCCAAAATCCGATCCCGTCAATCATCCCGCGCACTACAAAGCCGGTGGCGTTGAGACTATCGATTTCATTGAAGCGAAGGATCTGAACTACCGCTTGGGTAACGTCATCAAGTACGTGAGCCGCGCAGGTAAGAAGGAAAAGTCTGATCCAATTGAGGATCTGAAGAAGGCGCAGTTTTATTTGACACGCGAAATCGCAGTACGCGAACGCGCTTAACTAGAGGTAGCACACATGAAGACGATTGAAGTTGAAATCCGTGGGAACACTCCGCTCTTGATCCACAAGTTTGCGGAACAGGCAGAGCAAGGCAAGGCGACTCGCCGTGTGATGGTGGATAATATGAATCCGCGAGACGAGGCGACAAAAAATGCTTATATCGCGCAGGACGGGACGTATTATTTTAATGCTTTCTCCATCCCTGCAACGATGGCAAACGCGGGCGTGAACCACAAAATGCGCGGTTCGCGTAAGACTCTAAAATTTGTAGTTCCATCTGCCGTACGCATCGACACGGACACCATCACCATTTTGGGTGAAGACGGTAAACCGGCAGATAACTTTGAGGTCGATGGCCGTCCGGTCACGATCCCTGCAACCAAAGGTCGGGTGATGCGTTATCGCCCTCGGTTCGATAAGTGGGGCGCGAAGTTCCGTCTAATTCTGAATGATCAGATGCTCTCCTCTGAGGACGCACATCGTCTGCTGAACGAAGCGGGTGAGAGCATGGGTATCGGTGATTTTAGGCCAGAGAAACGTGGTCCCTTTGGGACTTTTAGAGTGACGAGTTTTAGAGAAGTTTAATTTATGGCGTGGCATGGGCGGGTGGGGTGGGGTCAGTTGGGGTGCTGTGGGGCAAGGCGGGGCACGGTTTGGTGAGGTCTGGTGGGTTTGGGTAGGGTGTGGTTTGGTGCGGCTAGGTAGGGTACGGCGTGGCTAGGTCGTGTCGGGCAGGGTATGGTTCGGTAGGGTGTGGCTCGGTAGGGTGTGGTTTCTCTGGCGAGAAATTTTTATTTGTGGCTTGGTCTGGCGCGGCATGGTGAGGTAATGCGAGGTGGGGTGAGGTTGGGTGAGGTTTGGTTTTTAGGGTGGAAAGAATTTTTCTGGTGGGGCACTGTCGGGCATGGCACGGCGTGGTTGGGTCGGGCGAGGTAAGGTGAGGTATGGCCGGGTTAGGCTAGGTCTGGTAAGGCGGGGCATGGTCTGGTTTGGTAGGGTTTTATTTGAGGTGGCAAAGTGAGTGGTAAGCCGAAAGAGGAAGTCTGCGTGAACACCCCTGCGTTCAATGACGCATGGAAGGCGTGGGTACTCAGCAATGTTGACCGTGGTTGCTCTAGGCAGTCGATGGTGAACTCAATGGTTGAGGCAGGATGGCCCATAAAAATCGCCCGTGGTGTCATTGAATACGTATTGCAGGAGCGAGAGGAGATTGTAGTCGCTAACGTTGTTCCTAAACTAAAGGATATGCCTGCCTCTGTACGATTACTTTTATCGCTAAAGACTCCACCTATTCAAGTTTTCTCTAACTTGCTGAGTGAAGACGAATGCGATTTGCTGATTAAGTTAGCCCGTCCAAGGCTGAAAGACTCATCAGTTGTGGATGGGGATACGGGTAAAAATGTTCCTAGCGATGGAAGGATTAGCGAAGGAATGTTTTTTAGCCTATCCGAAACTCCAGTGATCGCGCAGATAGAAGATAGGTTGGTAAAGATGTTTGATTGGTTGCCTAAACATCACGAGAGTATTCAAGTGCTGCATTACCTTCCCGGTGGACGGTACGACTCTCACTACGATTACTTTCGTCCAGATACGCAGAGTGTAGGGAAACTAACTGAAAGAGCGGGGCAACGTTTGGGCACAGTCTTACTTTACCTAAATACACCGGAGGAAGGCGGGGGCACAGGCTTTACTGATATAGGTCTGGAAGTTGCGGCCCAGAAAGGTAACGCTGTGTTTTTTAGTTATGACAGGCCGCATCCTTCAACTAAGACATTACACGCAGGGCTTCCCGTTATGAGAGGGGAGAAGTGGGTGGCTACGTTTTGGTTTAGGGAGAAAGCAGCATGAAACCCAAGAACGAGTTTGCCTTCCCGCAATTAGAAGGCGACCGTCTTAAATGGTGGGGGCATGGCATGACTTTGCGTGATTACATGGCTGGTTACAGTCTTAACGCATTGATTCAAGCGCATGGGATTGTCATGCGCCCCGAAGAAGCAGCACGAATTGCGTATACCTACGCAGACGCTATGTTAACCGAAAGAGAGGCTAAAAAATGAATTCACTGCAGATTGGACGACGACGATTCAGCGAGTTGTTCTGGAACATCGTGGATGAGAAGGTGAGCGATATACCGTGGCAAGAAATCGAGGACATGATTGCGAATAGGCAGGAGTACCGCCGCAAGGCTGAATACAACACCGGGTCGCTAAGTGTGAACGATACTGCTGAGTTGTATCGTTTAGTAAAGTTTTTTAAGCCAAGCACCATTGCTGAAGTAGGCACGTTCATTGGTGTATCTACGATGGCGATGTACATGGCCGACAAATATGTGTCTATCGATACTTGCGACATGTCAAACGACATTCCTAACTTGTTTGTAGATACTAGGGGCATGGTGACTTACTTTCCAAAAACTTCATCAACAGAGATGTTCAAGAAGTTGGCAGAAGAGGAAAATCCTAGTATCGATCTGATCTATCTGGATGGTCGCTTGAGTCAGCCCGACATCGAACCCTTGTCTAAAATTGTCTGCGAGAAGACCGTGTTTGTGTTGGATGACTTTGAGGGTATTGAGAAAGGTATAGCCAACGCGCTGATGCTTGAGCATCCGAGTCGCGTACTGATCTACCCGCGTGGGGACAACAAGACCGCTGTGTCACTGCCCGTTGGGCTGATCCAACTTGTTCCGCAGGAGGCCACATGATCCGTGCATTTATCGATTGGTGGAGACGGCGTAAAGCCGAGGCATACCGAGAGTGGGCGCACGTGCCTAATCCAGAGTGGGCGGCGAAGCGCGGGACAGGGAGAGAATACTGGTGAGCGAAGAAAAACCTAAAACCCAAACCCTCATGGACATGGCAAAACGTGTCTATGAGGTAGGATTTGAAGCAGCGAAAGAGGGCAAGTACGACGATGCAATTGGCTACTTGGAAAACTTAAATAGCGTTGTCCCGATTTTGACTGCCTCTGCACTACAGGCGGGGCGATGCCATTGGGAGATGCACCGTTGGGAATCGGCTAGGAAGTACTTTGATCTGGCCGTAAGACTTGAACCGACTAACGACGATGCAGGATGGACTGTTGGACTTCTAGCCCTGCAGATGGGCGACTTCAAGAAAGGGTGGGAGGGTTACGAGCGGCGGTGGGGGAGTAAGTCATTCAAGTCTCCCATACTCCGTACTAAGCACCCGCAGTGGGAGCGTGGCAAGGGGTTACGTCGCCCGATTGTCTGGTGTGAGCAGGGTATCGGTGATCAGATTTTGTATGGGTCACTGATTGAAGCACTGGCACGGGAGGTCGATGAAGTCACCGTTATGATTGATCTGCGGATAGCGAATCTTTTTCAGCGCGGATGCAAGGCTAAGAACGTCAAGTTCCTATCCCACAATGCACGGGTCAAGATGTCTGAGCATGACTCGCACCTGCCAATAGCCTCACTAGCGCAGCACTTCATTAAGTCAGTTCATGACATTGATAAAAATGTTTCGTCCGGCTACGTGAAGGCTGAGCCAGAACGGGTGGCTTTGCTACGCAAGGAGTATGGCATCCGCGAAGACGAGTTTGTGGTTGGGCTGTCTTGGACAAGCACTGCGCCTGTGATTGGCACGCACAAGTCAGTTCCGTTAGAGAAGTTTCGACCGATTCTGGATATGCCGCACTTGAAGTTCATCAACTTACAGTACGGGGACTCACAGAGAGACGGCGATGGGTTTCATCCAAGTCTCATCACCACGCACATCGATACCTTTTTCGACATGGAGAATGTCGCTGCGCTCATAGAGATGTGTAATGTCGTGATCTCACCATCATGTGCGACAGTGCATCTGGCAGGGGCGATGGGCAAGGATGTGCTGCTGTTGGATGCGAACAAACTTTGGTACTGGAGCAACCGTGTTGGCAACGAGAGCCTCTGGTACTCTGGCGTTAAGATCTTTCAGCGTGAGAACATGAACGCTCCGTGGGACTTGCAGTTGCAGCAAGTCAAGGATGAACTTGAGTCAATCTTAGGGCAACGCACGAGAGACAAGCAGACGTTTGTGTTCTTTCACGTAGGGCAGGACATTTCATATCCACAGAAGATGGTCAAGTCCATCCTGCGTCACAACCCCGACGCAGACATCATCATGTGCACTGACACTGATACGCCGGATGTGATGGGCATTACGGCTAGGGTTGAAAGCGAAGTAGATAAAGACAATTTAATGTATTCGCGGATGAAAGCCTATTCGCTACTTGCAATCGATACACCGGCGCTTTACATGGACACAGACATGATAGTGCTTAACAAGATTGCGGTTAAAGATCTACTTGCAGACAGAGATATCGCTTTTTTGCAGAGAACTTTTAATTCAGACGCAGAGTTTAACATTGAACAACGCGGCATTCAGTTTGACGAATACAAAGGCAAGACGTTGGGAGAATTGTACCCGTACGTGGGCTGTATAGTCGTAGCAAAAAGCGAAGTGTGGAAGGATCTTCTAAGCATATACGACGAGTTGGATACCAAGTTCAAGAAGTGGTACGGCGATCAAGAAGCGTTACGTATCTTTTTTGAGCGGCACTCCGAGAGAGTAGCAGTGATAACTGAGTCTGAGTACGGGTGCCTACCAGAATATGCACACGCCGATGCCAAGATCCTGCACTACAAAGGCCCAACCCGTAAGAAACTATTTGAGGGTGTATGAAAAATACAGACGACGATTGGGATCGTGAGTGGGATCGTATGTCCCACACCATATCTGAGTACCAGCAAGAAATCCGTGAGATGAGGGAGCGGATCAGATGGTATGTGGGCCGCATTGAACAACTGGAAGAAGAAGTTAAACAACTGAAAGCGCAAGATGCGCGATGGGTGCAGGAACCATGACCCGCGACGACATCATCCGACTGGTAAAAGTGGCTCTAGGCAAGCCGGAACCTAGTGCTTTTGTTAAACCCGGCGTAAAAGTTGGAGTTAGAACCCAATGAAGGAACAAGAAGTGCTTATTTTGATTACGAAAGCAGCGGAAGCCGAAAAAGCCGACGATGCTCTGAAGTTTTCGCAGGCAGCGTGTAACGCCGCAAACGCGCTATGTGCGTTGGCTTCAGCAAAAACTATTAAAGGCTCGTAACAACGGGGGCCACCGGGGATTGCTCGGTGGCTCTCTCGTTACAAATAAAAGGAACATGAAATGACCAGCGACGACACATTTGATTTGGCAGCAAAGGCGGGTATCTCAGAACTTATGTGGTGGGATCACGGCGATGTGCTTGAACGCTTCGCCGCCCTCGTTGCCGAAGCCGAGCGTGAGGAGTGGGCGAAGTTGTGCTGCGACATGATCGACGCCGAATACAAAACAGGCAAAGTTGACCACAACGAGATGGCTTGGACGCAAGACTGCGCCGAAGCGATTCGGGCGAGGGGTGATGTATGAGCAAGGTAGATGTAGCAGACCGCGTTCGTATCCGAGCGATGAAGGCTTGCACTAGTGGTGACATGGAACTGTTTAACTTGTTGGTGGAAGTTCTTAATCGTTTTGAATCGACCAACCGTTTCTATGGTACGCCTTTAACAGCACTTGGCTTAACTGTTCGCATACATAACATCTTGGAACGTGACGGCGTGTACAGCGTTGAGCAGTTGAAAGAAGTATCAAAAATAGATCTTTTGAGGATGCCGGGAATGGGCGAGAAAGGTTTGCGCGAAGTTGAAGATGCTTTGCAGTGTTGGAACAACACAAACCAATCTGAACAGGAGCACACGCGATGAACGATGTAAAAATTGTTGGTGGCAAAGAAGTTACCAGCACAGATGAGGCAAAGTTATTTCTTAATTTTGTGGAGCGAAAAGAGGTTGGGGTTTGGCTTGTTCCTAAAGCCAACTTTTATTTCCCTACTTATGAAAAGCCGAACTGGGTTTGCCGACGTTTTATGGAAATTGTCGGGTGGAAGTGGAAGGAGCAACCGCGATGAACCGCGACGACATCATCCGAATGGCACGAGAGGCGGGATTCCCGGACTACGCGATGGGATTGGCAAGCGAAGATGCTTGGCAGAAAACTGAACGCTTCGCCGCCCTCGTTGCCGCAGCCGAGCGTGAGCGCATGAAGTCTGAAGGCTGGCGACAATGCGCGAAAGGACAACGCACGACGCAATACTGCGGGCTGCTTGAGGCAGCCGTTCAAGCCGAGCGGGAGGCTTGTGCAAAACTGTGCGAGGAAACCACCGCCAGTTGGACTCAGCATCTATACAACGAAGGGTGTGTTGACTGCGCGAAGGCCATCCGTGCGAGAGGAGAAAGCAAATGACATCTGTGCATCAGAAGAAAGAACTAGGACGTTGGCTGCTGCCGGGCGCAGAAGGTGTCCAGCAGTTTGGAGTAACCCGTAAACCCCACGCATTTCACCGCGCCATGATGCGGATATGCTTTGGCTGGCAGTGGATGGACAAGGAACTGACTTGCGACTACTGCAACCTCTACCCACGGCTACGCAAGAAAACACATTGCCAAGAGTGCGCCCGTTCACTGGAAGGCGGCGAGTTATATAACGTGATCAAACTTGCCGAGAAAGCCGGAATCGTCTTCGGAAGGAATAGCACGGAGATTACAGTGCAGAAATTGGAAAAGTTTTTTGCTCTAGTACAGGAAATTAAGAAGACATGAAAATCTTTATTGGTTGGGACAGCCGGGAAGACGTTGCATACCAAGTGTGCAAGCGTTCACTGGAGAAACATACATCCGTGCCGCTTGACATTCAGCCGATCAAACAACAGGAGATGCGCGAACGGAACCTGTACTGGCGTGAGCATGACCCGTTGTCATCGACAGAGTTTTCCTTCACCCGTTTCCTCGTGCCGCACCTTGCAGGATACAAGGGGTGGGCGGTGTTCATGGACTGCGACTTTCTCTGGCGAGGCGATGTCGCTGCGCTGCAGGACTACATGAACCCGTACTACGGCGCTGTCGTGGTCAAGCATGACTACAAGCCGAAAGAGTCAACGAAGATGGACGGGGCGGTGCAACATCAGTACCCGCGCAAGAATTGGTCGAGCATGATCTTGTGGAACTGTGAGCATCTGCACATAAAAACAGTCACGCCCGAACTCGTAAACCGCGAGAGCGGAATGTACTTACACCAACTGAGGTTCTTGTGGGACGCATGTATCGGTGAGTTGCCCATTGCATACAACTATCTGGAAGGGTGGCACACCCGCGATGACTGCCCGAACCCGCAAGCCGTTCACTTCACACGAGGTGGGCCGTGGTTCCGCGACTACGTAGACGTTGAGTACGGCAAAGAGTGGATGAATTTAGCCAAGGAGATCATAAATGAATAGCGAAGACGAAGCGTATTTAGAAGTGCCAGAGGAGCACGTTAAAAAAATTGCTGCACCGAATACGGTGTGGGCGAAGATTAGCGACGACGGTAAACTGGAAGTTCTCCGTTGGGACATCATAGAGATATACGCACTAGAATACGACACGCTTAGACGGGCTGGTAAAGAGGCAGCGCAGACGCACGTGATGTGTAAGTTGCTTGTATTGGTGCGCGATCAAGTACGAAAAGAAAGGCACGCCAGTGGAAACTGAAGACGATATCCTTGACTTGATCCGCGTGTTGCCTAACGAGATTAACGACGCTGGAACAACTACAGAATTCAAATTCCTCACAGTGGGCAGCGTGTTGTGGGCTTGCCGTGAGGAGATCATCAAACTGCGAGAAGAAAACGCGAAGTTAAAAAGGGGCGGTAAACGTGTCGTTCGTAACACTAGATTTTGAAACGTACTACTCGCAGCAATTTAGTTTGAGCCGCATAACTACGGAAGAGTACGTACGCAATCCGCAGTTTGAAGTCATTGGGGTTGGCATCAAGATTGATGACGGTAGATGCGAGTGGGTAAGTGGGGATAGGAACGAAATCAAAGCAAGGTTAGACCAGATTGATTGGGCTAACTCCGCGCTGCTCTGTCACAACGCGATGTTTGACGGAGCGATTCTGTCTTGGTATTTTGGGATCACCCCTGCATACTATTTCGACACTCTGTGTATGGCACGGGCCAAGCATGGCGTGGATGTCAGTGGGTCATTGGCTAATCTGGTGAAGATGTATGGGCTTGGTCAGAAAGGTACGGAAGTCATCGACGCTGTGGGCAAGCGTAGGCAAGATTTTTCTTCTGCCGATCTTGCTGCTTATGGGAATTATTGTATTAACGATGTCAATCTTACTTTCAAGTTGTTTAACGTTCTGCTCTCGGATTTTTTCCCGCAAGAAGAACTAGATCTAATCGATATGACTCTGCGTATGTACACGCAGCCCGTACTTGAAGTGGATGACGCACTATTAGTTGAGCGGCTTGAGGAAATCAAGGCGGAGAAAAGCGAACTCTTGGCGGGATTGAAAGGGGTGCTAGGCGTTGGGAGTGAGGAAGAGGTACGGGCGAAACTAGCGAGCAACCCGCAGTTTGCTGCGGTGCTGAAGGAGTTAAACATCCCGGTGCCGATGAAGATTAGTCCGACTACGGGTAAAGAAACTTACGCGCTAGCCAAGAACGACGAGGGCTTTATTGCCCTATCGGAGCACGAAGATCCGATAATTCAGCAACTGTGCTCAGTGCGTCTGGGTACTAAGTCCACGATTGAAGAGTCACGGATTGAACGTTTTATCGGGATTGGTGCTAGAAACCGGGGCAAGATCCCTATTCCGCTCAAGTATTACGGGGCGCATACGGGGCGTTGGGCCGGTTGTTTAGTTGACGATACTGAGGTTACCGTGTACCATCCACAAACAGGAGTTATTACTAAGCGGATAGTTGATGTTTTATCCGATGACTTGGTTTGGGACGGCGAAGCCTTTGTCCCGCATGAGGGGGTCAAGTTTAGTGGATTCGCTGAGGTAATTACGTGGGATGGAGTTACGGGGACCGAAGAGCATGTCGTATATACAGACGCCGGAGAGATTAGCCTACGAGAGGCGATGCAGAGAAACCACGCAATTAAAGTTGCAAGAAGCCCTGAAGCATGTGATGTGGACGCCGCTCAGCAGTACTTTCACGACCACAAAACAGAAGATTCTATGTGAGTGCAAGTGCGGGAGGCATAGTGAAGTTCGCGTCCGGGAACTGCTGGATGGTAAAAGCCGTTGCTGTCGATCATGTGCGTCAAAGTTAAAGATGGCAGCGATCCCGGTTGAAGACCGTGTACGGATAGCGAAAAAAGCGTCTGTAGCCGCAGCGATAAAGTTGGCAGCGCGTGTTGATCCCTATCGGGTCAAATACGGAACGGAAGTAGGAATCGTACTGAGTATCGGCGCAAGTGCAAAACAGCGGTGTACTAACCCGAATAGTCTAGCGTACTCAAACTATGGGGGACGGGGGATTGAATTTAAGTTCCCAAATGTACGAGCGTTTGCTGAATGGATATTGGACAATTTAGGTGTTCGCCCATCTCCGTTCCATAGTCTTGATAGGATTGACAACGCCCGACACTACGAACCGGGGAATTTACGGTGGGCCTCGCGCTCTGAGCAGGCCAGAAACAAGCGCGTCTATAAGCGAACTAAAAACGGTGAGCGAATAAGGCGGCTCAAAAATTTACGCTCTGATCTAACTTACGAAACTATTCGGCTTTGGATTGTGCAGGGCGCATCTGACGACGAAATTATACAGAGGAAAAAGTATGCTCGTCCCAGTTTATGACATTGTTGACTGCGGCCCATGTCATCGGTTCGTGGCGAACGGAAAACTTGTACACAATTCTGACTCGGTTAACTTCCAGAATCTGCCTAGCCGCGACAAGAAAAAGAAGACTTTAAAGAACTCCATCATGGCTCCAGCGGGTCATGTCGTGATCAACTGTGACAGCAGCCAGATTGAAGCGCGGGTTCTTGCGTGGCTTGCAGGGCAAACCGATGTGGTCGAGCAGTTCCGCAAAGGCGAGGATGTGTATTCGATTTTTGCCGCGAAGATTTATAAGCGACCGATCAGCAAGGCCGATCCCGTCGAACGGTTCGTAGGCAAGACCTGCATCCTTGGACTTGGCTATGGCACCGGAGCGAAGAAACTTCAGCACACGTTGAAGACTCAGCCGCCGGGGGCTGACCTCTCGGAAGATGAGTGCAAGCGCATCGTAGACCTATACCGCGAGTCAAACCACATGGTCACGGACTTGTGGCACGAGTGCGATGGTGCGCTACAACACTTAACGTCATGGCCTAGTAATTTAAAACCTTACACTATCGGCAAACATAACGTTATTCAGGTAGGTTCACTAGGTATACGCCTTCCTAATAAATTGTTTATACGATACCCGGATCTGCGGTTGAGCGACAAGAAGTACATCTACAAATCGCGCAAGGGAATCACTTCAATATGGGGTGGCGCGATGGTGGAGAACATCGTGCAAGCACTGGCGCGGATCATTGTGGGTGAGCAGATGCTCCAAATCAGAGAACGCTATCGACCCGTGCTGACAGTGCATGACGCAGCCGTGATCGTGGCCCCGAAGGAGGAAGTACAAGAGGCCGTTGCGTTTATAACTGAAGTCATGTCTACTCCCCCTAGTTGGGCTGAGGGACTGCCTGTTGCCTGTGAGGCTAAGTACGGTCAGTCATACGGAGAATGTTAGTGATTCAATGGTCATTCAGCAGCCTCAAGGACTTTATTAATTGTCCGAAGCAGTACTACCACACTAAGGTAGCACAAGACTTTGTTAAAAAAGCCTCTGAGCAAATGCTTTACGGAACAGAAGTTCACAAGGCGTTGGAAGATTACGTTTGCAAAGGCGTGCCTTTAGTTAAAAACTATCAACGGTTTCAGCCCCCACTTGATGCCATACTTGAGATTGAGGGCGACAGATACTGCGAATATCAGATGGCGCTGACGCGAGAACGGCAACCTTGCGAGTTTGATTCCGATACTAGGTGGGTACGGGGTATTGTTGACTTGCTTGTAGTGGACGGGGCTGATGCCTACATCATCGACTACAAGACGGGCAGTAACCGTTATCCCGACCCGAAGCAGTTAAAGTTAATGGCGCTGATAACTTACGCGCACTTTCCGCAAGTAGAACGAATCAGGGCTG